CCCACGTATTTAATACCATATCTTTATTTTGCCATAAGAATTTTAAAGCGTCGTTATCGGTATCTGTACTATTTTTTTCAGGTTTTATTTTCATTCCTCGTTCTTGACGAGTAATTTCAATATTAGGTAGTTGTTGTACCCCCATAACCCCTTTCTCAGGGTCTAATTTTAGATAAACGAAGTTATCCCCATACTTACAAGTATTTCTTGTCCACATAGGTAGATTAGTACTAATATCGAGTCTATTGTTAAATAAATCCCCAAGTACTGATTTAATTCGTTTACTTTCTGAGTAAATTTGTAATATATATCCATCTTCATTCGCAGTTGTTGATTCTTCCCCATATATATCTAACGCTGCAGATATTTCGGGTGTATATTCCATGCTTTCATAATCATAAAATGAAGCTAGTCTAGTCGGTTCATAATATACTGCTTGAGTATATAAGTTGTTCTCCACCTTTTGCCATTGTTGACCAAGATAGAGTGTTTGTTGGGCTTGAAGTTTTTCTCTTTCATACTCCTTTTTATCGGGAGTCTTTAAAAGTTCTTTCTTATCAAACTTAAATACGGGAGCTTGTTGGTCTAACGTTGAGTCAGGACCAAATACCTTAGTAAGTCGTTGCCATATAGTATAATTTTCTGCCATACTTCTTTTTTAGATAAATAGTAACATTATTTGAATTAAACTAAACATTTAAAACTTTCCAAATAACCAAGAATTATCTTGATAATCTTGTTTAGTTGCCTGTCCTCTATGTCTATTGTGGTTTATTCCCCCCGGTAATGCCGATAAACTTGGATGAAAATCGTTAGAGGTATTTTTGACGGGAGTTTCATTAACTAACCAACTTTCCATCATGGCTTTAGTTTGTTCTGTAACCTTTTCTAATTGAGTAAATGAATTTTCCCCAACATAAATTGCCATAGCGATAGCCATAATTAAATCATCATGTTGTCCTTTTTGGTGGTCGGGTCTACCGTTAATATAAACAAAAGTGTTTAATTCATTTAATAACCTTGTTGACCTTATTTCAAAATTATGTCTTAACGCCTCTTCAAATGACGCCACAATCTGTACTCTTTTATTATTGAAATTTAATCCAGGAATCTTATCTAAAGTTTTAGGATTATATTTCCATTTGTCAGCGGCATTAACACCTTCAACATATAAATTTTTATATCCCAATTCTTGTAGTTTTCTTGATGTAGATACTCCCATACCACCTGTAATATCAATTACAATGAATGCTGAATACATTGTCGCCCATTTAAATGCTATTTCTGCGACGACATCTGGTGGTACCTTACCTAAGTACTCAAGAACTTGTTCTCTCGTTTCAAAATCTATTATAGTAAATGTAGTATAATCTTCGCTATCACCACGAGAAACATCAATACCCATAATGTATTTATGACCTTGTATTGGCTCTTTCCATTGCCATAAAGAACCACCTATAAACTTATTTATTGGTTCTTGTATATAGTTTTGTTTAATAATTTCAATCGTACTATTTGGGATGACGTTATCCCCTGAACCCAAGAAGTTACACTCCAATTCCTGTGAGATTTTTCTTCTATCGAATTTAAGTTTTTTAGCCATACCTTCGAACCATGAAGAATAAACTTTGTATCCATTTGCTAATTTTTCTTTAATTTCTTCATAATCCCTTTCACGAGGTTTTATGTCACTATAGTTTATTATAATTTTACTATCATCATAATCTTCTCTATTTAACATGTAATGGATAATATCATTACATTTTATAAGTTGTAGGTCTCTAGCGTAACGAGGGTCACGATACCAATACATCTCAGTTATTTTAAAATCATTCATACCCCTCAGTGCTTGGTCATAAATGGTATAATATATCGGGTCAAACCCGTTAGGTGTTGAAATTACAATAACTTTACCACCTGTAGAAAGTGACGCCATACACGCAGACCAAAAATCATCATCAGCGTCAATAAACGCCGCCTCGTCAAAAATAAGTATTGTTGGTGTATACCCACGAAGTGCATCTTTTGAGGTTGCAACGGCTTTAACTTCACAACCATTTGATAATTTAAAATGTCTTTGAGAATTTTTTTCGTTAGAATAAGATATCCCAAACCATGTTGGCCATTGGTCAATAAAACTTCTAACCTTATTAGCAAATTCTTGTGATGTATCTAATTTGTTTGCAATTATTAGTACCTTTTCAGGTTTTCTTTTAGATGCAGTAACTACTTTTTTTGATGCCCAAGCCGCGGTAACTGTAGAAACACCCGCCTGTCTATATTTTAAGGCGATATTTTCCTCATAAGTATCATAATCATTAATTAATGTTTTTTGGTCTGAAAATAATTCTAAAGGTACGTACTGTGATTGCGTATTATCGTAGGTTTGTAGATAAGTTTTTAATGCGTAAGGGGTATCTTTTACACACCTAGCATATTCCAATAAAACTTGCTCTCTTGATAGTCCCATCTATACATAATAAGTTTTTTTTATGATAAAGAAATACCCAACCCGTCTAAAAGACCTGAAAGGTCATCATCATCGTCATCATCGTCATCGTCATACTGTGATATAGCATCTTCATAATCTTGAGACTTTAATTCTTCTATAATCTCATCCACCATTTTAGCTACAACTTTTTTACCATCATCAGAACCAGACATAATCATTTTAGCAACATCAAAAAATTCATCAGTAGTTAATGAAGAAAATCGTGAAAATAAATAATTTTGTATTTCTCTTAAATCGTCATCGTATAATTTTTCAGGATACGAGGCCATAAATTTTTCCCAAATTACTGGTCCTAATCGTAAATCCCATATTTCGTAAGGTAATGTATCTTGAGACGCCATAACCATATCCGCGGCTTTAGGGTCGTCAGGTAATCCTTGGGTACCTAAGACTTCGTAAACTCCTTTTAGAAGTTCATGTATTAATATAGGAAAAAACAATCCTTTAGCCTTTATAGTTGGTGGGTCAGTAGTATCATCAACTTCTTCCTTACCTTCCATTCCTTGACCACTTTCAGCGGCTTTCATAACCATATCATCTGGCATAATCCAGTATAATAAATCATTAACGGACATTAATACACCATATAAATTTAATAGTTTTGGGTCAAGTTTTTCTAACTCATCTTTAACTAAATGATACATGTAATGACCTTTTTTAGATGCCCCTTGAATTAAAGTATTAATAAAACGTCTTTTAGCCTTTTCTAAGTCAAACTTTTCAAAAGCGGCCATAAAATTCTCTAAATCATCTTCAGCTTCATTTTCTTCAACACCAAACTGGTCTAAAACATCTTCGTCTTCAGGTTCTTCAGAATCCTTTCTCATTTTTGACATATCAATCTGACCTGGCATAGACGTTAATTCAACATCATATTGAAATGCGTCATCAGGTAATGATAATTCTTTTTTAACAACATCAACCGCCAATTGCTCCAAATAACCTTCATTATTTGACTCAATCTGTTTTACTTGTCTAACGGCTTGCATCAACATACCCTGTAAATTCATTAACTGATTCTGAGTTACTTCATTTACACCTGTATATCTCTTAACTTTTTCAACTACATCACGAAATCTTTTTGATGCGACTAACTGTTCAAATGAATTATCGAATTCATCATTGTCTTTCCTCGGTAATCCAGGATTATCAGACATAGGTGTCTCACCTTTTTCTAATTTTGATTGAATTCCTTGGTCCATTCTTTCAGGTCCATCATATTCGATTTGTTCTTTAATTTTTTTCTTCATCTTTGAATGATATATTTAGATTGTCAAATTTAAGAAAATCTGGTAAGTCTTTATCCTCCACCTTAGCTTTAGGTGCCGGTTTATGTTTTGGTTGATAAGGATTTTTTCTTTTTGGTTTTGTACGAGTAGGTGTCTTCACGGGAGCCTCTTTAGTTCCCGGTCCTTGTTCAATAATATCCATTAAATCTTTTTTAGTCATAGAAGGTTTATTTACATCTTTTATCAAAGATACAATACTTTCTTCAATTTTTCTAATATTTTCTTTACGTTCCTTAATTTGTTTACCAACAGAACTAACACATGCATCAAATTTCTTCTCAGCATTTTTCTTCCAAGTTTTTTTAGGACCATACTTACCTTGTATACTATCCATACAAATAGCATACTCACTATTCTCTTCAAACATACCTAAAGTAGTCATAACAGGACGTATAATGGTATCATCCACTTTTTTAGTCTTCTTCTTTTTATTTTTTTTCTTCTCTTCATCTATACCCATACCGTCACCACCAGCTTTAGGATTAACTCCATAATTAGCAGGTCCGTCATCATTACCAACACTATTACCATCATAAGGGTTATAACCTGATTCTTTTTCTAATGAATTATCAGCATCTTTATCTTCTAATAGTTCATTATCATCATCATGTAACTCATCTGCGGGTTCAAACATTTTAACTAACATGTTAAAGTTATCACTAAAGTAACTTCTTAAATAAGCTCTTTTACCATGTACTATTAAACCGGCTCTATCTGTTTCATACTCCTCCCAATCATCCCAATAAAAATCAACCGCATCTTCAACAGCACTTTCAAGTTCAGGACTAAAAGGGCTTGGCATTTTTTCAGGTTCACCTAATTGTTTGTGAATTGATTGATTGAAGAAATGTTGGTCAGAACTACCCCACTCATTTAATTCTTCTTCACCTAATTCATTGGATAGTTGTTGGGCCGACTGGTTAGCCATTGCAAGGTCATTTTTTATTTTTTCTGTCTTATCACTAGTGGTGTCTTGTTCGTTAACTAGTTTCTTATGTAAGACATTAATTTGTTTACCATCTAATTTCTTAAGGGTATTTAATTTAAACCCCTCCTTTAATAAGTCTATTATTTTAAATTTACTTTTCATCTTCAATAAAACTTTTTTCGTAACTTAATACGATATCTCTTTCATATAGTTTATCTTCTACAGATTTAACACTATCTCCGTAACCGAAAACTAATCTTTTAAATTTATCATTTATAATCGAGTCACTATCTTCATTTTCCCATGCTAAAGATATAACTCCATCAATCGAATCATATACACCAAAAAAGTCAGAATCTTGTATTAAATGTAAATCGATGTTTACGTTTCTTAAGACACCAACTTTCTTTATATATTGAATATGGGGTGGTGAAGGGTTACCATTAGCTGGTTGTGCGTCCCATTCATCACCCCATACATCGTCTACATCTGAAAAGATGAATTCGTATATATTATCCCCTTTATAATTGGGTCCTAATTCATTTATATAAACTAATTTCATAGTAACTCACCTTTAGAAGTTACTTTAAATTGTTTTTTATCAGATTCAAAAATTAAATTTCCTTTATTAGTTTTACCTAAAAATTTAATATTAGTATTTTCTTTAAGTATAAACTCTGAAGTTAATTCCTGTTCAATACTCTCTGATAATCTTTTTATTTCTTTTTTAACTGATATATTGTTAACTTTCTCAGCTAAGAATTTTTTAATTTTTTTAGATTCTGTAATCTTTTTTTCACCATCGGTAACTACAAAGTACTTTTCTAATACCTTATCAACTTTTGACTCACCAAATATTTCATCAACCATAGATTTCATAGAATCACCTTCAGCCATTTCACCTTCAGGTTCTTCCATATCCATATCTAAGTCTAAATCTAAATCTAATTCGTCATCACCAGATTCAACATCAATATCAACTTCACCTTCCATATCATAATCAGTTTCATCTTCTTCAAAATTAGCTAAAATATCTTCTTTATCTTCTTCAGAAAGTTTGTCTAATTCAACTGCAGATATAATTGAATTTAAAACGTACTTAATATCTTCAGAGGATAGTCCTTGATTTTTATCATAAGTTCTTAGTTTCTGACCTATTTTACCTGTTAATTTTTGAATTACCTTGAATGAGCTCTCTTCATCTTCAACCTCAACCTCAACTTCTTCTTCTTCAGTATCATCTAAATCTAAATCCATATCTAAATCATCAACACTTTCTTCAGAATCCATATCCATATCAACATCCATATCAACATCCATATCTAAATCCGCTTCAGGTTCCATTGATGGTTCATCAACATCGATATCAACGTCAACTTTAGGTTCTGGTGTTTTTAAAACAAATTTCTTTTGTTCACCAATAATGTTAACTCCTTGAGTATTTTCATGTATTCTATTAAGTTCACCAGCAATAAGGTTCACTTTTTTCATTGCTTGAGAAAATGATTTGTAATGTTTACGGTTCTGCATTGGTTCGTTATAATCAAGTTCTGATTCACTTATACCAACTTTTACTACGTATCCTGTTTTTTCTTTTACAATTCCGTAGTACTTTCCATCGGCCATCTGAATTGAATAGTCGGCTTTGGAGTTTTTGTTTTCACTTAAAGTAGTGGGTTTTGAACCATAATTAGAAATCTCAAGAATTCTACTAATTTGTTCTTGACCTTCTAATTTCTCACTACCTAGAGGTTTTAAATCTGCCATATCTCTATATTTTTAATATTTTTTAATTTTTAATTATATAAACCATTTC